TAAAGACGAGACAGGCGCAAACGCAGGCATAGAGCCAACTATATTTATTAATGGTTTAGAGAACACTAGCGCCAGAGGTGCAAGGTCTGAAGGCGGTACAGGACTTAATAATAATTCGTGTAACCTGGATATAGTTCTGAATCCGGGCGACTTCATATACGGCGGGGTCATCGATGTGAGTAAAAACGGAAACATTCGAGTCGGTTCAAACACTAAGTTACTGGTATTTTGATATGCAACGTATAGTTAATAAAAATGATGGTAGTTTGATATATGAGAAAGACGTCGAAACTATGAAAGAGTGCGTTGAGTCGGCTGTCTTTGATGGTGTGGTTCTCTTGAGTGCCCGGTTGTCGTATGAAAATCTAGTAGGCGCCGTTCTAACAACTGCGGATTTTAGTCACTGCGACTTTTTCCGAGGGAACTGTACAAGTTCGGACTTCTCAAATTCTAATTTGATCGAGGCGAACTTTAGCCAGTGTAACTTGTTTGGTGTGGATTTTTCGGGCGCGGAGTTAACTAATGCTGATCTAACTAGAGCAAACCTTCAAGGGGTAGTTTTGACGGAGTCACAAGTAGACAGCTTAGGGGTTCCTCTTTCAGATCATCAGTTATCGCAAGTCATGATAGTAGTTACGGATTAAGGGGCGGGATTTTATAGATGACGGCTAAAGTAACGGTTGAAAAACCTACAGTTATGGACGGGCTGCTTAATGTAGTGTCAAACTTAGGCGGCGCGACGGGTAAGCGCTCGCACAGTAAGTTTGTGAATACTAGATCTTTGTCCATTGGTTCAGTAGATCCCGAGCTCTTAGCTATGTATCAAACGGACTGGGCTTCTGGGAAGCTCGTGGACATCATACCTAATGATATGACCAGGGAGTGGAGGGATTTTACCTCTGTTGACCATGATACTAAGAAGATTTTAGAAGCTGAAGAGCAACGATTGGGCTTGCAGAAAGCTTATAATCAATGTCACAAGTGGGCGAGGCTCATGGGTACGGGCTTTATCGTGCTCGCTGTTGACGACGGGCTGCTCCCAGACCAACCACTAGACATAACTACGGTTAGGCCAGGGCAGTTTAAGCATATCAAAGTTTTAGATCGGACTCGGGTTACTACTGCCGGGGTTATTCCCGTCATGGATCCGTTAGATCCGAGGTACGGGATGCCCGAGTATTACCGGTTTTCGGACTCAAGCACTCGGATACACCACTCTCGATTGATACGTTTAGAGGGCGTAGAGCTTCCCTACGAAGCGTTTAGGAACAACAATTACTTTAGCATGTCGGTATTAGATCGGCTATATGAGAGCATCACAAACTTTAATACCGCTACAGACAGCGCCGCTGAGATGATCTATGAGGCCAACGTAAATATCCATAAGATTCAAGGCTTTAAAGGGTACCTCGAAAGCCCTGGCGGAGACGAGAAATTAATCAAGAGATTTACTTTGTCGAAGATGTTAAAGAGCTTTACTAACTGCGTAGTCGTGGATGAAAAAGACACAGTAGATTTACAGTCCAACTCATTCGCGGGACTCCCTGAGCTTATAGAGAAATATGGGCAAATCCTAGCGGCGGCGTCGGACATTCCTGGAACTCGGTTTATGGGTCGCAGCCCTGGGGGTTTAAGCTCCACGGGAGAGAGTGACTTAAGAAACTACGCGGATAACTTGAAAGCTCGGCAAGTTGTGGAGTATTCGCCAGGGCTGGACATAGTTGATCAGTTGATGGCTAAGAATATCGGGCTGCCCGAAGAGACTGATCTGGCATATGAGTTTAACCCTATATTTCAGCCTACGCAGAAAGAGACAGCGGATATTGAATTTGTTAATGCTCAGAGGGATGCAATTTATTTAGATCGTGGGGTAGTTGATGAGCCTGTGATAGCTAGAGAATTACAGCAAGAGGGTGTATACGTAAACCTCACAGACGAGCATATAGAAGACTTAGAGAGTATCGGGGACTTAGACGATGGCGATGATTTTGGCACCTTTGCAAACGCAGCTCAAGCCGGGGGAGACCCGGCCAAAATCAGGCCAGAAGACCCGGAAGGCTCCTAGAGTACATCCCCCAAAGAGCCCAGAAGTTAAGTACCGAAAGCAGTTGCTAGAGCTGGTAAAGAGAATGTCGGAGGCGGTAAACACTACCGTTGTGCCCGCCCTCCGATCTTTTGAGTATGCGTATGTCAATGATGCGTACTCGAATGCATTAGAGGCGGCACTTGATGCGCTTAGGCTTAGATTTGACTCCTTAACAAAGCAGTTTGGCAAAACTACGGCATCTAGCTTTGTTAGTGGGGTCGACTCCCAGAACAGCAAAAGATTCTATAAATCCATCGAGTCCGTTGTAGGCATAAATGTATCTAATATCATTGCCGACGAAGGCTTGACGGACATCCTAAACTCTTCAACTAGAGAAAATGTAAGCCTAATACGTTCGATCCCCGAGCAGTATTTCACGCAAATCGAGTCCTTGGTTTTTACCGGTACAAATCAAGGCATGGCAGCGGCGGCTATTGTTAAATTATTGAACGATACGAGTAGAAAAACAAGAAACCGCGCTAAACTTATATCAAGAGATCAGACGACCAAATTAAATTCGGCGATAACCCAGCAACGACAGCAGAACCTAGGTATCGAAGAATACGTGTGGGTGACGTCCAAAGACGATAGAGTTAGGCCAACGCATCGAGCCAATGACGGTAAAACTTTTAGGTGGGACGACCCGCCAAAAGCTACGGGACATCCGGGGCACGATATTAATTGTAGATGTATTGCGCAACCCGTGATAAAAATTTAGCCAGATAGGCACATAACGCTTGAAAATGCTTGCATTTTAAGCTATTCTGAGCGCATCAAATAGCTTAAAAGTTTCGATATGATATTAAACGACCGCATACCACTATCGAGTGATAGAACCTATACCGATGAAGGGTACTTAATCGTACCTGCCCGCATCGCTAGAACTGGGGTACAAGAATATTATGCTGGTGAAATGGGGCTTCAAGATAGGGAAGTTACTGACACAGTTAGAGTATATCGCCCAGCTTCTGAGGTCTTTTCTAGTGATTCTTTGGGTTCTTTTTCAAGCAAGCCTGTCACTGATAACCACCCTCCCGTTTTGTTGGATGCAAAAAATACTAAAACGTATGCCGTTGGCTTTTGTGAGCCTGACATAATTAAAGACGGGGATTACGTTAAAGCCGTGCTGCATATTACCGATAGTGCCGCGATAGAACGTGTAAAATCTGGTAAAGTAGAACTCTCGAACGGCTATACGTCTAAGATTGAATGGACTCCGGGGGTCACAAGCTCCGGGGAGGCCTACGATGCGATTCAAACAGACATTCGAGGTAATCATATTGCTATAGTAGACGCGGGGCGCTGTGGGGCGGCGTGTCGAATAGCTGACAGTAAACCAGAGGAAATAACAATGCAAACACTCACTCTAGAAGGTGTTGACTTTGAGGTCAATGATAAACAGCGTGAAGCTCTAGACAAGCTACAGTCTCAACTCGCAGACGCACAAAAAGAGGCGTCAAAGAAAGAAGCGGATGAGGAAAAGGCTAAGAAAGACGAGGAAGAGAAGGAAGAGAAGGAAGAGAAGGAAGAGAAGGAAGAAGAGGAGACCAAAAAAGAGACCTCGGACGCCCTTAAAAAAGTAGACGTCCTTCAAGCTAAACTTGATGATGCGGTGTCAAGGATTCCAAACGCGGAGATGTTGGATCAGTTGCTAGAGAATCGACTAGATACCCGTGATAGTGCGCTCAAGATCATGCCAAACTTTGACCATAAGGGCAAGGATTGCGAGACTATTAGATCCGAGGTCGTGGCGGCTAAATGCCCCACTGTAGACGCTTCTAAGGTCTCAACTGACTACATTCGTGCGCGGTTTGACATGCTCGCGGAGCAGACAAAAGACCTAACAAATGTGGATGCGGCTATTAACACGGCCTACATGTCAGATACAGAAAAAGCACCTGACCCAGTCGCGCAAGCCCGTGCAAAAGCAGTTAAGGCTCGTCGCGAGGCGTGGAAACCAAAAACAAATTAAGGGGAAATTTATGAGCGCTCAGACTTCATACGAGTTAGACATCGCGAAAGGCTTGCCAGGGCTTATCTATGCCTTAGCCCCTGCCGATGTGGTTACAAGAGCCGTAGAAACGTCTGCGGGAGTACCTTTTGGTGTGGCGGTATCTCAAGGTACTGGAGATAACCAGGCAGTATTAGGCGGCACGTCATTCTTAGGGGTATCGATTCGATCCCTAGATCAAGAAGGCGCAGCAAATACCGGAGCTATTCAATGGGATGAGCAGGAGGCTATGGGTATCCTTCGAACTGGCTATATCTATGTGACATGTCCTGCGGGTTGCGTACCTGGCGACCTTGTTAAGTATACAGATACAACTGGAGTGCTTGACGTTGGGGCAGCCGCTGTGGGTGAGACTCAATTAACAAATGCAGCTTGGCAAACTACTGCCGCAGCGGGTGAGCTTGGAGTTATCAAGATCGAAACTAGCGCAACTACAGCCGGAGCTTAGGGGATAGGATTATGATTTTAAAAGATAAAGAAGGTAAAGATTGCGTTTTAGACTCTGCAATAGCTAACGCTATCGGCATGGCTCCGCAGTTTGATGCTGATGGGGCTGTATTTTTCCAGCGTCAACTCGAATATATCAAGTCTAAAAGCTATGATGTTAAATACGCGGACTTAAAAGCCCGTGAAGTTTTTCCCGTGTCTAATGAAGCCGGTGCAGGTGTTACAAGCATTACATACCGCACATATGACCAAGTTGGCGATGCTAAGATTATTAATGGGTACGCTGATGACCTCCCCAGAGCGGACGCAGCTGGGAAAGAGACCACCATCCAGGTGTATTCTGTAGGTTCGAGCTATGCGTATAACATCGATGAGATTAACTCCTCACGACTGACAGGTGTCGCTCTTGACCAACGCCGCGCGAATGCTTCAATGCGAGCGGTCGAGCAATTTATTAATAAAGTTGCGTTTTATGGCGACTCTGATTATGGGCTGCCTGGGTTCTTTAGTAACCCGAACATTCCAACGGGTTCTGTAGTTGATCAAGGCTCGGGCACAGAGTGGGTTAATAAGTCCCCAGATGAGATCTTATTTGATATCAATGACGGAGCATCAGACATCTTTGAGTTGACTAAGATGGTTGAGAGACCTTCGAATTTATGGCTAGCTCCAGCTCAGTATTCGTATATCGCAAGCACCCCACGAAGTACTAACTCGGACATGACTATCTTGGCTTATATAGTTGCCAATTCGCCGTACTTGACGTCTATGGATCAAGTTAAGCCTTTGAACGAATGCGCCGCTGTTAATAACCCGCTGCTTTCAGAGGATGCCATGGTGTGGTATAATCTAGATCCTGATAAGCTCCAGCTTGAGGTTCCTTTAGAGGTGGAATATCTAGCCGCGCAAGTCCAAGGATTAGAGTTCACTGTCCCTGGGCGAGCTAGATTAGCAGGCTTAAATGTATACTATCCACTTTCTGCGAATATTTTGACCGGGATCTAATATTATGGCAGGCATTCAAAACAATAGCGAAAGGGTTTTTAACTTGAAGGGCATGAGCAAGGGCACTAGTGTCACTGTTCGTCTTCAGCCGGGTTTTAATGTAGTACCGGATGATGCCTGGAAAGCTTTACTTGACAGCCCAAACTCGAAGTATATCAATATGCTCCGTGATACTCGTGCTATCGACTTCGGTACCTCTTTAGTTGATAACAAAGAGCTAGACGCGACTAAAGAGCAAGAGGCTTCAGTTAGTACTAAGAAGGTCGTCAAGAAAAAGAAAGCTAAAGACGCTGAATAACTATGCAGATAGTAGAGTCTGAGGGCGGGAATGCGACTCATATTTCTGAGGCTCGGCTTTGGAAATCCTTGGACTCTATATCTACTCGGCTATCAAGTATCGAAGTACAACTATCTGAGGTTGTGCGACTAGAAGAGAAGCTAAACTCTCATACGTCAATCTTGCGCCGGCATGGTGATACGTTAAACGATTACGGTAGGCGCATACATGACTCGGAGATCTGGCAGGCTTCACAGGCTGACAAGGCTTCACTATCTAGAGATGTTGTAGGCGTACAGTCGGACATAAAGACTTTAGATATACGACTAGAAGCGCTGTCTAGAGGCCAGCAAGATATAAAAGCTATAGGCCAGAGGCTTGAGAAGCTTGAAAAGAATAGATTCGAAGTTGACGGCAAGACGATGGTTGGGGTTCAAGTGCTCAAGTGGGTTGTTGGCATTTTGGCATCTGTGATTGTTTTCATGTTAACTAAAGGCTTACATTCGTCATGAGCATAACCATACCAGAGTTTAGAGATAGATTCCCAGAGTTTTCGGATCCTGTAGAGTATCCAGACGAGCGTATCCAGATGTTTCTTAACGATGCGCTTTGTACAATTGGGTCAGACCCTAGCCGATGGTGTAGCGAATGCAAGTATGACTTAGCTTTGAGCTACTTGACTGCGCATTTGTTAGCTTTGGGTACGGGCTCAGAATCGGGGAATTCGGGGGCAGTTTCGGGAGCGCCTACGACTAAGACAGCCGGAGGGGTTTCGGTTAGTTACGCGTCTACGTCATCGGGAGATATGTCATACGGAGATCAGCTTTATTCAAGTACGATATACGGGCAAAGGTATTTACAAATTAGATCGAGTTGTTTTGTTAGCATATTAACCGCGAATCATTTGTAATGGGTTTTAAAGTAGGCATAAAGAAAAAACCTCGAAGGTTGGAGCAGGAATCTAAGAGGATACAGGATCTTCGGAAAGCCCCAAAAGAGGTTGTTGTGGGGCTTCCCAAAGGCTCTCTACCATATCCTGACGGTACTTCAGTTATTAGCGTTGGGGTAAAGCATGAGTTTGGATCGCCTGCCGAGCATATACCAGAGCGGAGCTTTTTACGGTCTACGGTTAAAGAGAAGCGTGAAAAGTATACGGCCTTGATGCCGAAGTTATTAGCTAAGGTTTGGGGCGGTCAAATATCAGAACTTGAGGCCTTTAGGCTTCTGGGTCAACAGCTTGAGAAAGATGTGAAACAGAAGATAACAGACCTAAAGACGCCGCCGTTAAAATATAGAGTTGGTAATCCTTTAGTAGACACGGGGCATATGAGACAGTCGATCCGGTACGAGGTGAGAAAGAAAAATGCCGATTAATGTATCTGAAGCTCTAGACATTGACACCGCTGAAGTGGTTACAGTTATTAGAACAGCCCCGGGCTCCTACGTAGATGGGCTATATGTAAAAGGTACTGAATCGACTTTTAAGGCTTTAGCTAGCGTCCAACAGCCTACACCAGATCAAGTTATGTTACTGCCAGAGGGCGAGAGAAACGATAACAACAAGCTTTTTATCTGTAATAAGCGAGTGTACGGCACAGAAGACCGAGAGTCTAATATATCTGACATGATCCTGTATAAGAGCAAAAGATACAAAGTTGTACAGCCGAAAGACTGGACAGCATATGGACACAGCACCGTTGTA